GTCTGCTGGCGGTTGAGGCTGAAGGAGTGGCCCGCCAACGTTTGGCGCCATTGTTTCGTAATTTAAGTAGTTGGCGCCGCGAGCACGCTGTTGTTGCATGCTCCCAGCAAATGGATTAGCCATGCTAGGAGGAAGAAAGCTTGTAGTTCTTGCAAAGGCAGGGTTTATTGTCGCTAGAGGACTAGGAGCAAACCTTTGTGTTGACCCCGGCTGATTAAGAACCTCTGCAGTTCTTTGCCTTGATAGCTCTCTTAGATTTTTTGTTTGCTGTGTTACGCTTGTCATTTAACACTTCCACCTGCGTCTAGCTTGCCGTAGCCTTGAGTTAGGATTCTTCGCTGCCTTTGGAAACTTCTTCATTTGCCCAGCAGACCGAGCGCAGAAAGACTTTCTACGCTTTGCACGTTTACCTGTGGGCTTGTCCTCCGTTACCGCCGTCTGGAGTTTACTACCAGGATTGGCCTTACGATACGCTTTTACACCGGCCTCTGTCATCCCCGCGCCTTCTTTTGTAGGGCGAAAATTCTTCTTGTTACGCTTTGGCATCTTATCGCGCTTGCGTTTACGCACCGCGCCACCATTTGAAAACTCTTCGGCATAACGTTTAAACATTACGAATACCTTGTTTTCTTGCGTCGATCAGACATGACAGCACCGCAACCCCTATGGTTACGACGGACTTCGCCTCCATTGGCTTTCTTAATTATGGTCTTCACATTCGTAGGTTTGCCACCCACCCCTTGTGGCTTGGCACGCTTTCTACGCACTGCACTACGCCGTTCAGCCTCAGTCATTTGTTTTGCTTTTGCTCTGGGCACGCACTTAGGATACTTACGCTTAGAGCCTTTTACTTTGGCACGGCCACAAGCTTGGAACTTACCGTCTTTCTTTGGTGCCCCAATATCTACCCAGTCGCCCTTTGGGCCTTTGCCAAACCACTCTGTTAGACTCATCGTTCTTTCAACAGCTTCTTATATTTGTGTACTCTGTTTCGCGCTCTTCTTTCTAAATCTTTGTCTTTCTCTCTCAAAGCTTTGCCTACATCGCGCCTAGCCTTCATGAGATTTTTGATAAGACTGTCTTTCTTTGGCCCCTCTGGCAGAGTAGAGGTCTTATACTTCTTGCCATCTACGACAATAAAACGATTGTTTCTCATTTCTTCTTCTGAGAGTCAATAAACTGCCGGTATACTTTTGCTGCGCCAGTCTTTTTTGCCACCCTTGCTCTTTGCTCCATGGCAACTGCTGCCTGTATCTTGTGAGCGTGAGTGCGGCCAGATCTTCTTATCTTGGCAACACTTGCCTTTGCATCAGCTATGGTCGCAAACTTTAAACCAGTGATAGTTCCCTTTGGATTCTCATCGGTGTAAAGGTCGCTATGCTTTCTGCTTCTAGCAGGTTGACCTTTCTTCCTTGGTATCCTGGGGTTGCTTCTCATCGATCTATCAGTCTAGCCCTTCTCGCTATAAAGCCCCCACCTCTTACGTTCCTAATCTTCTTCGCGGCGGAAGATGTACCACTGCTTTTAGGCTTTGGGCCCTTAAAATCTTTTCTTTTTACGCCAGACGGATCTTTGATCTTGCCTGCACATATCTTGCTGGCATAGGCATTTGCGTAAGCTGATGGATATACCTTGAACTTGCGTTTAGCTGCTGCTTTACCTCTAGGGCATAGTTTTGTCATGAACCTACACTCACTACTATATCGCCGTTAGTTATCACTTGAACTGATCCAACACTTGCAGTCGCCTCAAGCGGGTCAGTTGTAAATGGTAACGCTTCAGACAAACTTATCCAGTTGTCACCATCGTACACCTGCAACACGTTTATCGATGTGTTCCAGATCAAGTCTCCTCTGTTGAACTTTAACTCATCCCGCTGCGTTCTGGTAAACAAAGGTGTTGCTTCTGGATCAAGAGAATCAAGACTCAACTCCAGTAAACGCACTGTTCTGTTAAACGTGCCTCCATCGACCATCTGGCCATTTTGAACAAAGGGCAAACGACCTTGTAATACTTTGCTCATCGTCTGCCATTTGGCTGCACATCTAACCGAGTGCCGCCAACCCTAAATCCAACGCCAAGTCTTGCACCTGTATCCCCATCGTCATCAGATTCAAAGCGCACAACCGCCTGCCTGCCACGAGCTCTAGCATCAATCTTAGTGGTGCTTGCTGTAAAAGCGGTGGTCTGATCTGTCGTTAAAGAGTCGCCAGGAAAGTTTCTTGCCTTGATCACAAAGTTCATTGTTTGATCAGAACCGCCGTCACCTGTGAACTTAACGTCTGGTATGCACCTGCGTATGAACTGAAACTCTTCTCCATCACCTAGGTCAAAGTCCGCGCTTTCAATGAAGACGTTGTCCATGGGAGAGCCGTCATCATCAAAGCCAGTTTCATGCGAGAATATGTAGTTACTGCTGCTAGATGTACCAGCTGCGCGAGGAAAGCTTTCAAGACCTTCATCAAGCCACGCTGTTCTAGAGAGATTGCCTATGGCCCAAGTTTGCTCAACGTAGTTGTAGGTTATATATCGATCAATCACTGTGTTCGTGCCAGAGCAGTAGAACCAACCCACTTCATCAAACTGCTTGTTCACGAAAGCAAACACCTGAAACGCCTGAGCCTCATTGAAGTCATCAAATACATAAGATCTGACACTGCATGGCACAGACTGCACGGCGCCTTGGTACGAGTAAAAACCTTTCTTGTCCATCCAAAACACACCAGCAGGCGTGTTGATCGAAGCATTTGGGCCTATAAGACTGACGCCTTCGTTGATTAAATTCAGGCCAAAGGTGAAAGGCGCTCCGATAAACTGCAAGCTGTAGAGCGCAACATCAGTCCACACGAGTGTCTCTTGTCTAGCTCGCAAGCCGCCAATAATCTGTGATCCTGCAGAACAGCGTAGAGAACCAGCCGTGTTTGTGGATGTTGGGAACCATTCCGCCGGGTTCTCTTGGTCAGAGAATGCAATCAATAGCGGGTCAGACGTACCTGTCCTTGCGGTGGCTGTATCGTTTATTGGGTCTGCGCCGAGGGCAATAACGTGTCGGTCTACGTCAGAGACAAGCACTTGCAACGCAACTGTGGGCGTAAAGTTCGCACCCGTTAAGTCTGCAATATCTACGGCTCTATCCGTTCCCAACGTCTTTGCGCTTGTATCCCAGTAATAAATCCGACCTGCCCGCACATTTGCTATAAGGTCTTCGCCAAAACTGTCTAAAGACCAAAGCCGAAGCTGATTCAAAGAGCTCAGCGCGCTTGATGAGCCCCAGGTGCCTGAGCCCCATGTGTCAGCGCCCCAACCTGTGCCAGCAACAAACACATCAAGGCCGACATTAATTTGATATGCGCCTACTGTTGAGCTACCGCCATTACCACTGTCGCTGCTGTTAGCTGTTACGGTTGCGCCAGAGGTGTCTTTTGCTGTAATGACATACACGCTAGTACTGGTAATGGAATCGATCTCATACTCTTGATTGAGCACCGCTGCAGTTACGTTGCCACCTAGAGAAGCGGCGCCACTAAAAGTCACGAAATCACCTTTTTGTGCGCCGTGAGCAGTGTCAGTTACGTTTATTGAGCTAGATCCGTCACTCGCTCCAAAGGTCACATCACCTGCAGATGTGGTAGATCGTATAGGAGTGATGTCGTTGTAGTTTGCACCAGACTGTATGTAGAGCTTTGATCGAGTGCCAAGGCCAAGAAGCTTAGTGCCAGACAAAGAGGTCCAGCCAAAAAGTTTTCTGCCAGTGCCTTCAAAAGAAGCAGTAATAAATTTTACCCAGCCACCTATTTTTTCAGGTAAGCCTTTGCGAAATCGAACAAGATTGCCATCAAACCATCCACCTTCAGCGGTGTAGTCTGTGCCCTCTTTGTTGATGCCAGGGTTAAATATGTATTTCTGCAAAGGCATTACTGATACTCACCGTCGCGGATCATTTCAGTAACTCTAATAGCGCGAGTGCCTACTTGCTGCGCCCACTTGCTATCCATGAACTCATCAGCTGCAACATCGAACTGTTCCCTGCTCATGGCAGTCAAAGCGTTTGTAAAACCACGCAGTTTGGTAAGACCAAGATTAAAACAAATATCGACCATCGCATCGCGCCTAGCCTCGTTGAGCCCGCCGAACCAGAAGTAAGTGTCTTGTAGCTCTTCTGTCACCCGCTTAATATCGTTCTCCAGAAGATAGTCTATCTCATCCTCAGATAGACCAAGGCCAGACTCGCTAATATTTCGCCCAACACCTATCGTTTCATAACCAGCCGAGCACAAATAAACTTTAGACTTGACGCCTTCATGGCGCTTTATCATTTCAACTAGCTTGCTCATTACCTCTCCCGTGCTACGGAATTGACCTTCTCGTATGAACGCATGGCGCCGAGACCCAACATTCCCATCATAACGGGCACTAGGAGTGTTGTATCTACCTCTGGTACAGCTAACCAGATGCTGATTATGTTGGCGATGATGGTGTTGTAGAGCAGGCCCAGCGCACAGATCCAACCTATGGCAGGTCGCCACCCGGCAACAAACAAGCTCTTATGTGCCGCTTCCATCTTGTTGATTTCAAGCTGGCCCTTGAGCGCCTCATGCGAGTGTTTTTCACTCATGGTCGCTATCTCATGAGCAAGTTTTGCTTTCTGATCTTTGTCCTCTATGAACTTGTCTAACAGTCCTGTGACCGGCCCAACCAGTGATGCAACAATGCTCATAATTTATTTCCTATTTTGCCATGCAGATGCGCCAAAGAACGCGGCGACCAGGCCTGCGATTGCCACGAAGTACGTTGCAGCCATCGAGCCCAGTATATTTGCTGCTTGCTCTAGACCTATCCAGCTGCTTACAACAACAAGGCTTGGGTATAACAACATGCCCCATAAGGCAAACCAAGCCATATATCTTTGAGACTGAGCCTTTTCATGCTGTAGTTTTAACGCTTGTAGCTGCTGGCTTGTTTCTAACTCATCATCGCTAACCACGCCATCACCATCCGTGTCATAACTGGCATATTCGCTGTCTTGTTCTAACTTCTTTGCTGCCATATCAGTCATAGAATTGTATGTTTGGTCGTACCTTAACAGGGATGCAATAAGCTGTAATGTTTTGCTGGTTGTTCAACCTTCTTCTCTCTACAGGTTTAACCGTCCCTTGTTCTAGCCAGTAGGCAAACTGGTTGCACCTGTGAATATTGCGAAAATAAAACTCTCCAGCTACTTGCTCGCCCTCTACTAACATGACCAGCAGAAATGCCATTATCATCCATAAAGCCTCAATATAATTGCAAAACCCCCAGCGATTATTGTTCCGCCCACAATTAGG